GTGTCCTCATTGAGCTCTTCCGTAGAGTCTACAGCATCTGGCTCCACAACGTCAAACAGAGCGGCGAAATTCGCCTTGGCATTGATTGCCCGCTTGCCCGTATCACCACGCGTGCCAACTGCCTTGGTCCAGAATCGAGAGTACCTGTCGATCATCTCTAGACTAAGCTCGCGATCGTTCAATGCAAAGATGCGGTCGATCAATTCGTGGGCTTCTAGGTGCTCACCTACTTCCTGGACAAGCATAGCCGGACGAGCTCCCGCATCATACTGTCGGTTGGCTTCTTGGACTGCATGGCAATGCATCCAAACGTTGTGGGACATCATCAACGCATAGGAGAAACTATCCCATGATGTGCGCCCCTCCTTCCCAATCTTGTTCAGGTCACCAGGCTTATAAACACAGATGTCACTAATGCCAACTCGAGTGCTGATGGGACTATCCATGAATTGCTTATGAATACCATCTTGAAGAGAAGCATCTTTAAAACTCCTTGGGTCGGTTGCATATTTTTTGTCATCGGCGGCGAACTCCATTCGATAGGTCCATTTCCCACGATCAGGTGTCGCGTGTGTCACATAGAGCCGAGCATTTGCTGATGCTAAGAATGGTGATGCACAGTCGAACGAGATAGTGAGCGATGGGTTATGGTATTTACGAACGGCTCGTTGAATTGCGGTAAGAAGCACAGCCCATTCAAGCTTTGAGGTACCCAGCACGTGGATCCAATCATGCAGACCCTCTTCAAGCAACCCATCGTGAATCATAATCACAATGCGCCGCAGCATAAGATGCAGGTCGCACATGTTCTGACCACCGAAGGCCCAACCGTTGAAGTGCCTGTCTGGGTACTCCGCAGGGTCGCAGTATTCCTTCATGATCTCGTACCACTGGTCCGACTCAGCGTGATTCGCACCTTGCATGACGTTGAGGAACTTGGTACCGCCGTTCTGCCAGCCCTTGCGATTCTTGATGAAATACTCGTTGTTGAATTTGGTGGTCTTGACCGCATCTTCGTAGGTGTAGATGCCTGTCTTTGCACTCACCTCAGGGCGAAGAATGAGCCACGTTGGGATGTCCAACGTCATGGCATAGTTCGACAGACCGTCAAGCCACGCCAGGACCTGCTCACGCTTTTTCGACGAGGCAGGATCATTCGGGTCCTTCCAATCACCTTCCCACACGCCCTTCGCAATCTGGAACCCGCCCGAGTCGCAGACAATGACGGCTTTCTCCTCACGATTCCGTACCATGTCTTCCTTGGCAGCGAATTTTGTGAGGTCGAGGTTTGCGTGCCCTGCACTGTACAGGGACCACGGGTAGTAGAACAGGCTTTCCTTTTCGTTCAGCCAGTTGATGCTCTCAAGCGCCGTTCCACGCAACCCAAACGGGATGCGATTCGGGTCGACGTAATCGTCAAACCGTTGCTTCCCGACGTAGGTAGCGTAGAATGAGCTGAGCGCTGGAAGAAACAGAGCATAATCGCTCTGTTTCTGATCCATCCGATCTTGTTCAAATGTCATTTAGAAAATGCTGGTAGGATGTAGACGTATTCGCTCATCGCGGATACAACACGAATTTCCATCGCGTTTGCAGAAATGCTCATGGTCTTGTCACCGACAAGATCCAAGATCCCGATCACCTGCTTGATAGGGAACGCCACCGGCTTAGACAGCTTACCGGTCACGTCTGTGGCGAACACGAAGCTGCCAGCGTGGGTAGAGCGATCACCAAACGAGAAAACCAGGTTTCCATCTACCGTCGACGCATTGAACGCGGTTTCGTCGGTATTGACCTGTGCTTGGTACTTCAGTTGTTGCAACGACTTCAGGGTCGGCGTCACAGCCACTTCCCATGTCGTGCCACGGAATGTGACTGAACGAATACGCTCGGCCGCAATCTGCGACGACATGAAACGATAGTCGTTTTCAAACTTCACGCCGCCTGCTGCTTTGAAGTGCAGCCCAACCGGTTCTTCAGAATCATTGCGAGACACAGTGATTTCGGTTGCTTTGTCTTGATACAGCGGAATGTTCAGCAGCGTTTTCATGCGGCCTAGATTCGGCATACCAAACGTGCCCAGGAACTCAGACACAGGTTCGGTCAGCGAACCGTAGATTACAACGGTCTTATCTTCGGCTAAGCCTTCGATTTTGGTTTCGGTTGGGGTGCCAACCACTTTGATTTGATCTACAATACCGAGGTCATAGGTATGACTCACGATATTCTGCAGGGTATCTCTCATGTTATTGTTATTCTCCTGTTGTGACATTATACAATGTTATTTAGGCGGTGTCGTTCGATTAGGTAAAATTAATCAAACGAGAACAGATCTCTGAAGCTCTCACTGCCAGTGATTCTATCCTTGATGTCCCAGTCTAGAACGCCAAGGAGGTTCTCTACCTTTTGATCTACTACGCTAGTCTCCATCCCATCGTCATCGAATGTGAGATCGGTGAACCATTTCGGGAGTCGCAGTTCATCCGTCGGGTATGCAATGCTGGTCCATCCCATAAGATTGGGCTTGAGCTTACACACTACCACCTTCATACCATCGACGATGCCCATTGCGTGGCGATCATTGCTCATACCTCGCAAGGTGTTCCAGTTCAATGATGCTCGCACGTGACCGGGCATTGATGCCTTGCCCTTCCTGGCCTCTTTTTCCCGATAGTTGGTTAGGTTGTTCACACGCTTCGGTGATCCCTTTTTCCACGGGTCAAGAGCACGGAACCCTCGCTTGAATTCCAAGATCTTGTCGATTACATCTTCCTTTTCTTCGCCCGTCAGAACATCCTCGAGCACGTCGGAAAGGAATTCCTGTACAAACTTCGGGGTGTCTGCACGCTTGAGATCAAGACCCATTGCTTTGATTTTGCCAGGCTTGCCATTGACGTCGGTTCGGTGACCTTCTTTGTCGATGACGAGAATCGCATATCGTTTCTTCTTGATGAAGAGACCCTTTGAACCCACGATCTCACGACCAGCACGGATGATCCGCCCCTTTTCTTCTGGGCAGTTGAACGCAGTAGCCATAAAGCTCGGGAACGCAGCATTGACCTCGTCGGCCACCGAATCATAGAGCTTGATGCAAACCTCAGGCGACCATTCCAATTCTCCGGACTCGATTTCCTTCTTCAGAATAGGCCATGCTGAGAAATAGCACGAGTCAGTATCACCATAGATGATTGCGTCACCGGTGTGGTCATACTTCCCAGTCAGCGTTTCGTTGATCGTCGATGCCATGCTCTTTGTAATCGACCTACCAGTCAGTGTGGTGCTTTGTCCGATCCTATGGTCAAAGAAACGACATCCTGGGTTCAACAGGGCGCCGTACAGTGAGTTCAGGTTAATCTTCTTAACCAGCTGCCGCTTGTCCCAGTACTCGACCGCCAGAGCAATCGCATCCTTACCGAACGGCCGGATCACACCATCCACTACCTTGAGACCATTCGTTTCGCAAAACGTTGCGAGTTCTGCGGTATCTTTGGTTTCAATGATTTTAGCGAGTTTGCTGAAGTCGAGGTTACGAATGTCGGTTTTGTCGGCTCCAGTGATGTTTAGCGATTCAACACCACTGTGAATTCCGTCCTCTTTGAGCGACACAAATTTGTTCAAGGTCGCTTGGAGTTGCTTACGTTCGGAGTACCAACGCTCAAGCAATCCGGGCACGATCGCCGCGATGTCGAGTCGGAAAATCGTCCCATTGGCGGAAATGACAAGGTTCTCGTTCTTGAACACGCTGTTGTAGATCTCAGCACCGCTCAGCTCTTGAGTTGTGCCATCACACCAATCTACAGTGATGGGCTTGGCCTTGTCTTGCTCCATCACAAAGCCATATTCTAGCGTGCTGAAGTGCCCCTCCCATGCTCCCGCAAACGAGATTCGCTTCGACACCTTCATTCGGTCGTTCAGCATCTGGTTGGTGTAGTCTGGCCGAAGCTGACCAACCAACGTCTCGTTGCCCATGTTCAACGCGCGTAAGACTGACGGATACAGAGAGTTCAAGTCAACTGCACCGATCCAGTGATGCAGCCCTCGCTTAGGATGAGCCACATACGCGCCAGCAGCCTGGTCTTTCGAGAAGCGAAGCTCCTCATCTCCACTGCCACCACTTTGCTCGCTTTCGCCATCGTCGAAAACCATTCGGTCATCGACCTCTTCGTCGCTCTGACGATTCATCACGATCAGCCCACGGTCATGCGCCTCGTTGATGATGGCTTGCTCGGTTACCGATACCACGCCCATCACGGATGACAGGAGAACAGTGTTTTCGTGGGTCAGACGGTTAGCAAGAGCCATAAAGCCCAGCTTCGTGTCCATCCTGACCATGAGCATAACGTCTTGGCGGTTGTATTCGATGAACGTCTTCCAGTCATTGTTGTAGAGCTGGTCGAGTGTCCCTTCATACGCGGTCTTGCGCTCATTCAGCTCATACTCGCCGATTGCGTCAAGACTGTAGCTGTGGCGTTCTTCATACGTGAACTTGCGGTAGAGCTGCATGTAGTCCATATGCACCCGACCGATCAAATCGTATGTGGTCTGCTCAGCACCGAACCGCTCGAACTTGCGTTTCTTCGGTAGTTGATCCCAAAGGCAGAATCGACGAGTGTCGTTCCGTGACAGGGTCTTGATGACTCGATTGACGGTGTACGGAATATCGTAACCTTCAGAGTTCCAGCCACTAAGGACATCAGCGTCCTCAATGAGGTCTAGGAACGTCTTCAACATCTCCTTTTCGTCGTCGAATACGAAGGTGTTGTCGAACTGGCCGGCGATTGCCGCCGCCTCTTCGGACGTCATACCTTTTGGTGGCATAACAAGCGTGACGCAAGACTGCACCCAGTTTAGGTAGACTGTGATCGCCGTGATACGGTTGAACGGATCGAAGGTGGGTGCATACCCTCGTTCCTTATCAAAATCTACCTCAATGTCGAAAAATGCAACGTGAAGGTCAGGTGCTTCTGCGCCACGGTAATGAAACGACAAGCACTTGTTCATGGGCCTGAGATCGGCCTCGAATGTATTCTCCTTTCCAATCCGTCTTAGTTCTGCTTGCAGGTCGGTTTTGGTCCGCGCCGTAAATTTCGACAACGGGTCACCGAACATGCTCTTGAACTTACCATATGGGTCGATGTAATAGAACGAATGATCGGGCTCATATTGACGTAGAACCCGCTCACCATTCACACGCTCGACGATATGGATTACATCTTTTTCAGTGTCGTAATGTCCGTCAACGTAGGACAATTACAGAGTCCTGCCGACGGTTTCGAGGATTGCTTCCAGTTGCTCGTGCTTCTCGCGTTCTTCTTGGAAGTTTGATTTTGCGGCAATGTTCATTGCCTTCTTGAGCACGCTGGACGGAATGTTCATTTCCTCAGCGACAGCCTTGACGGTATCGTTGAGTCCTTCGTTGAGGGTTTTGACCTCGACCATGATACCGATGCCTTCGTTGAACAGGGCATTGAGTTTAGCCTTTTCTTCGGCCGTGAAAATACGATCGCTCATATGAGTCTCCTAATAGACACGACATTTAGCTAACTTGGTAGCGAATCAAGTTAGCTCGGGCGTCGTCACCGATACACCGTAACATAACGGTCCTAGGTGTATTCTGTATTATAGCAAGATGCGTGTGGTATTGCTAGAGTTTAGGTAATTTTTTGAAGAATCGTCGTTTGGGTTTAACCAGTTGTTTGACGTATTCTTTGACTGCGGGATATAGGAAGTCCATGTATTTAACTGTTTCTGGATTGGCCTGCACAATAGTCATCTGTTTATCTTCGTACGAGACGTTCATGTAACCGGCCAGCTTCGGATTCTCGGTGACAAGTGGGATTATAACCTGTGATGGTAGCTGATACGGTATTGCCAGCAACTCTGGGTGAGCTTTGAAAAGTTTGATCATGGTGCTGTCCGATATGCCGCTCAGATCGCCTGCCATCGCTCTAGCTGCGGCGGGTGACTCAATACACTGGACGTAGAACGTATTCAGATCTTCAAAATTCTTCATAGCAAACATCTTATCTTGGGCTTGCCTGTAATGAACTGCGGAATATAGGTCCAATGCCGCATCATGATCCTCGGCGGCCGCGAAATATGACATTAGATTGGTCAGGATGTCGAGGTCGATATTGAACTTGGCGGCATGTTGTGGGAAGTGTTCAACCAGTTTCTCTTGCAATGGCCGTGAGAGTTCTAGCTTGCGACCCAAAGCCGCCGCAAATCTCGCCATATCAAAATCTTTGCTGTATTCGATGACGGCGTCAATGACGCGCTCACTCATTATACTCTTCAGAAGTGTGAAGTCAATCTTACGCCACGGGGTCGCTCCATGGGTCACTAGCTCCAAAAACTCTTCTTCGGTTGGCTTGCCAATGACCATGAGCTTCGGATGTGCTAAAAAGATGTCAACCCGACTCATACCGCTCGCAATCAACTCTTTGTACTGATTGATGTCTTTCAATTTCCGACGCCATGGCACGTTCTCGCCGGGCTCGTTCCACGTCGGCAATTGGTCAATGTGGTCGATGGCCGACTTAGAAACTGCGAATGCTTGCGACCGTTCGTTGGTATGGATGATGCCATCCCCCTCGTCGATCACGAAGTCGATGCCCATCAAACGAAGAATAATCGACATGAGCTTCCCAGTGCTCTCCGTTAGGAATTTCTTGTCATGACGATTAGCTGGGTTCTGCCTAAACGCTAGCACCTTAGTATCATACGCGTACCCGGAAAGGTTTTCTGCTGTCGAGAAGACCAAAGACCAAAATGCATGTGGCCTCCCTTCGGTGATGTAGCTTGTTGCGCGTTTTATGAGGTTGGCACCAATTTGAACCATGTCATATCTCGTCAAGATCGCTTTAGTTGCATCTGCCAACCGCTCCTGTAGGTATTCAATGTTCTCCAGTGAGAGATTATTGAGCACCACGACCTTTGCATTATCGCGAATTGTGAAGACTTGTGTGAACGGGCGAGAGCCAGCAAATGGTAGATTGGCTGTATGCGAATGTTCTGCCACAAATGAGGCCGGGTACGCATAGATTCCCAGTGGTGTGCTGTTATACAGTGATTTTGGGTTGATGCCCAGTTTAGCCTCACTCGTGAAACTGACAAACAGGTTCTTGGTGGCGCTTTTTCTCCCGAACATGTCAACAACCATGGGGGCGTTTTCAAGCCTGCCCGCTAGAATATCGATGACCGATTTCTTTTGGTTTACTTCTGGGTTTCGTCGTAGCTCGGATAAGATCATGTTCTTAGCTGTGGTATGATATAGTCGTTGTCAATGTCACTGACGACGTTTGGGTCCAACTGGACTGCTAGTAGCTGAGCAGCGGGCGTGGGGTTTGGTATGTAGGCGATGAGTCCTGGATCTTTCCTAACTACGTCGAGTTGCACGTCGGCTGGGATCTTGTAGTCCTTGTTCTTGAGGATCATGTACGGGTCCTGTCTCAAGATGGATTTGATCACCACTGGGTACACCTTGTTCATCTTGAACAGATACTCTGGGTTCCTTCGCAGGTATTCCATTTGGACTGCCGGTTGAAGTTTTCCAGTGCGGGCCATCCATGGCCGATCTTTAAACAGCATCTCCATCAAATCAATTATCATCTTACCACCGAGTGCGTCCTGAACGTCCGGGCGAAATATGATATCTGATAATTGCCTGGTCTTACTTTTGTTCGCCACCAACTGCTTAACACCACGGATAATCGCACCGCGGTCTAGGGTTGGGCGATATGCGATGCGCATGTCCCCGCGGGCAATAAGCAGCTCTTGGATGGCGGGCGGCACGACGACGTCTTTGTCGACTAGAATGGTCGCACCATGTTGTGTGTCATTCACCACTTGCGTCAAAAACTCCACGGTCCGCCAACGCCGCGGGAGGTTTTGCAGGTTGGCGTTGCCGAACCCATACCGCATTTCATCAAATGCCTTGAGTAGGTCTTCGTCAGTCACACCCAGTTGTGGCCACATTGATGAGCGGTAGTTTGTAACAACGGCGGTGGGCGCCATCTTGGTATCGTCAATGTGCATTCGCTCTCGCTCGATGTTGGCCCTGGTGTTTTTTGCATTGCGGCGAGTGCGTTCAGGATCATGCGGTGCTCGCTGGCTAACACGAAGAGTGCTGACCAACGAAAGATTCTTAGTTTCAAAAAATACCGCTTGTGTGGGTTCATTGGAGTGAATGGTGCCGGTGTCATAATCGACAACACCAGTGATTCCCATCTTCCTCCATAGGGCATTCCAAGCGATAGACGTTTTGGCATAGATGCCCATCTCAGTGAGCATCTCTGCCGCAATCATCGTGTAATACCACATACGGGATTCTGCTCTATCTGGGTGAAATGCTTCTAGCCGTGCATTGTCGAACACACGCGTCTTAATCTCATCCTCAGCATCTGGGTGACCAGCGCAAATCCAATCGGCCAGTTCCAGGAGTTTCCGCATGACGGCCTCTTCCATTTCGTCGAGGTCATCATTCTCGTCATAGAGCTCGTAAATCACTCCCCTAGCAGTGAAAACGATAGCCCATGTTCTGTTGCCGGCAAATGGCAGCTCGTCTGGTCTGTCATGGTTTAGGACGTAGTCGAGCGGATATGCATAGACACCGAGCGGAGTATCAAACGCACTAGAAGGATTGATCCCCAACTTGTTGATGTTGCTGAACGTGACAAACACCTGCTCGTCTGGGATGACACCAGTGTCGATGAGCTCCGCTAGCTCTTCTTGGAACGAGGACTTTGGTCGCTTGTCCTCGCCACGTCGCAGTTCAAATAGCTTTTTCAATTTCCGGTTAGTTCCCTAATCTTGCCGCCGGCGCTGTTGATGAGGTGCGCCAGCCCAGGGTGCAGTGGCCGCGGCCAATCGCCGAATTTGACCCAATCAAAGCCCTGATTCTCCCAATCCATCTGAGGTGTGAACTCTGAGTTCACAATGGCTAGAAAGTTGTGATACTGGAAGCCGGATTGATGCTTGAATGTCCACAGGTGAACGAGCTTGACTGGACCAGTGTATCCCGCCTCTTCTGCTACTTCACGCTTTACAGCCGCGGCGGGGTCTTCCCCGTTGTCGATGGCCCCGCCCCATGTGCCCCAAGTGTTTGGCTCCTGGACTCGTCTGCTCCTGTGAGCAATGCAAAACCGTCCCGTGTCTTGAGCGTAGAAAATGCATCCAGCACCTTGCTTGCCCCAGAACCCAGTTTTTTCTAGAGCGTCGGCATGCTGCCTACTCTGTTCTCGGTTGTCGATCTCATTAATTTTCATCTGTCTTGTCTCCTGACGCGGGCGGAGTTATGCCTAATGTGAGTCGATAATGCCGCACCATTCGTTCGATACTGCTGGTACTCGGTAGTTCTTTGACTAAGGTCTCGAACGAAATCATTCGTGTCTTGAACCAGGCACCGAGATTATAGAGTGTGCTCAGGATAGTCTCACTCAACCCAGCACGTGCCAGGGCCACCTCGAAGTTGGCCATCACCATGTCGTCGATGTGCTTGATATACGCCGTTCGTTTTTCGGAGGTGTCGAACACCATAGCGTAGCTTTCGGCCTGGACCAGGGCAAAAACCACACCGTCACGCTCACCGATCATCTTGTCGATGGATCGCTCTATCGCCGGGTTCCTGGTGTGCAGCGCCACAGCCTTTTCCACCTTAGCCCGCAGTCTATCTCCAGGCGACCATGATTGCGATTCTCGATCAGTCCGCTGAAGAACCTGTTCATAATGTGCGCGATTCTTGATGGTCGTGATTTGTTTGATTTTTGCTGGTGTGACGAATAAGGCCTGGCATGGTTCGTTTTCGTGGATCACACCATAGCCTGGATCTACAACGACGTCGATATTCATTGATCGAATGATCTTGGTCACCATGGCTGATATCTGCAGGGATTCCTTAGCCGTTAGCTTGCCATGCTTACGAGCATGCACCAGCCCTAACTCATCAGCCGCCACGTTGTAAATCTGCGACCACGCATCGTGTTCTTTCTCACCAATGTAGATATGCTTGTCTCTTGCATAGTAGAACATATAGTCGAAGACATCTTCGTTATGGGCGGCCCCCAGGATCTTGATGTCGGTGAGGTGTGCCGCGTGCGATTGGCCGAAAAAGATTTTGGCGTACTCCGTCGGTCCGTCAATCATCCACGCCTGACAATTTTCTGCACTAATTAACTGGATGTACTTAGAACGCTCTGCGAACGGTACACGGACAATGTTACGTTGCATGACGTATTTGTAAGGGTACGCGTAGACACCCAATGGTGTCTTGTATTTCGTTCGTGGGTTTACACCGACCTTGTTGATGTCGGTGAACGTGACAAACAGAAGATCCTTGTCTACCCCTGACTGTTCTGCCGCCAGCTTCAGTTCCTCCAACGTTGAACGACGGGGATTCTTATCTGGGTGGCGTCGAAGCTCGTTCAATAGCATCAGTCGGCCTTGTAAAAGTTCTTCCACACTTCACGTGTGAGGCCGGCATCAATGATGATGGGTCGCTTATGGTTCTCGTCCCAACCCCAGTTTTGCGTGGTGGCCATGTCTAGGATGATGAGATCGGCACTCTTCGTAAATCTGGCAACGCTGAAGATTTGCTTCACACCTTGTAGGAAAGTCTCACGGGTCCCGCCGTTTCTCGCTTCTTCACGCCAGGCTTTAGCCATTCGCTCGCGGGCGGCTCGCTTATTCTTCTTTACCAATACGTCGTGTGCAGCCCAGACTAGGTTGTTGAACGAACTAATAGACTTGAAGTGGAAAAAATCTAAGAACTCATTC